ATTTTCAAGTGATTCAGTAGGTGAAGGAAAAACCGTTACCGTTTCTGGTTTAACTATTTCAGGAACAGACGCAAGTAAATATACTTTGGTTCAACCAACTACAACTGCAGCTATAAAATCTAGTGGTGCAAGTGGTACTATTACTATGAACAGTGCAACTGTAATATATAATGGTGAGCTACAATCATTAGACGTAATAGTTGATTCTAATATACCAATAAAAATTACATATAAAAACAACAATAATGTAATAACCATTGTTACATTATACGGTGGAATCAGAACAGTTACAGAAGGACAATATCCAAAAGATATTGGAAGATATGATGTTACCGCTGAATTAGATACTGAAGTGTCTACAACAACAAAGTATACAGTTTCACCTGTATCTGCAACTCTAACTATTACATCTATACAAGGTAATATTACATTTGGACCAGATATATTTTATTATGACAGAAATCCAAAACCAGTTATAACATTATCTCAATCACCAGTTGGAGAAGATTTGACAATTACATATAATGGTTCATCCACGGTACCATCTGCAGTTGGAGTATATGAAGTAAATGTAAAGTTTAAAAATCCAAATGTTTATTATAACAATACAGTTACATTAATAATAAAACAGATTCCAACAAATAACTGTGGAACTAATATTACAAATGAAACTACTTATCAACAAAATCAAAAAAATATTATTGATTTAGGATCTACTGTAGGTACAAGTACTTTTAATTTTGGTGTTACAAAAGGAACTTCAAGATTTACAATTGAATATCCATTAAATTCAGGTAACTTTGTTTATGATTCATCATTTAGATCAAGTACTAAATCAATAGGTGAAAAAATAGTTGATTATGTTGAGACAAATAAAGTTTTCACTGTTGACGGAAACGGTACTGCAACATTTTCATTTTTTAAAAATGGAACCGGAACAGTAAACGGTACAGACAGTGATAAATGTTTGGTTACAGTTTATTCACCAGAAAATAATAATCAATGGTATTACTCAGTTAGTTGTATAAATCAAAATCCAACTATACCTGATTTAGCAAACTTTACATTTGATAAAAAGTATACGTTTACATCTAATAATCCGTGGATACTTATAGAAAGACCAATTATAGAATTAATAGGATTATCTACGTTAGATGAGGATATTATAGTATATGAATATAACAGTAAGTCAGATAACAAAATTACTGGATTTGAAGCTACTGCAATATCAAGAATAATAAAAAATAATATTGGTAACCAAACAAAAGCAATCAGTGAACTCACTTCATTTATTTTATATGATGATGTGTCAAACATTAAAATTATTGTATCTGGTATTAAAAATTCAGATGGAAGTGTTACTGTTGGATTAAAGTATCAAAGAGTATCAGATTCTCTTTCAGATAAAATAATTTCAGCACCTCTTGTATTTGATTGTCATTTTTATGAATATACACAAGACACAGGAACACTTGATTTTGAGAAAGCAAAAAACGCACTATGGCAACAAATAAACTCTGATAAATTTGAAAATACATTTATATCTTTAAATAACAACATTACAGATGGAGAGGAGCAACGTAGTCTTTTAAGATTTGTTGCAGCTAACCTCAAGCATGAAAATTTTTATGGTATTTATACATTGCCATCTGGGATAGGAAATAGTGAATTACAAAAAAAGACTGAAACTACAGATGCAGTAGGTATATTATCAGACGTATTAATTTATACCAATCTTGATACAAAAAAAGTTATGATTGTGTATCCGGCTATATGTCAGACTGTTAATCTTAATTTTGTAATGACAAAGTAAATAATTTATGAGTGTAACAATAAAAAATGAAAATTACGGATATTCAGTAGCAACATATGGTGACTATGTTGCAATTGGATCACCGCCTTCATTTAGAAAAGATCAAGGATTTTCAATTGGAATGGTTAACGTTAAAAAATATGATTCATCCGTTGATCAATATGTTCCATATTTGGAATTGCAAAAAACTTTAAATTTACAACAATTGGATGTTGCATTAAGTGACACAAATTTTTCTGATTTGTTAACTGAAAACGGTGAATCACTTGACAGTGACCTAAATGAAACTGATATTGTAAAATTGGAAAATGAATACGGAAATTCACTTTCAATTTATGGAACTGAACTAGCAGTGGGTACCAGATTTTTTAGTTGTTCATTTGTAAGTCCAGATAATTTATCCGGACAAACTCTTACTACAGGATCTTGTGTTGATATCTATGAATTATCTTCTGGATCAATATATCCATATACAAGTATAAGCAGTTCATTTAATGATGAAACTGGCAGTTTTGCTGGATCAATTTCACTTGGTCAAAATGTATTGGCAATAGGATGTACCAAAAAATTTAATAATAAAGGTGCTGTTTATATTTACCAAAAAGTAAATAATAATTGGACTTATGCACAAACTTTAACCGGAAGTAAAAGTAATGTGGGTGATTATTTTGGATATTCTTTGAAGATTGATCCAAGTGGAAGCAAAGGTTTGATAGTCAGTGATTACAGAGGTAGTGGAACAGGTTCAGTTTATTTCTTTGCGTCTTCTTCCACAGGATGGAATGAAGTAAATTATGTAAATGCAAATCAAGATTTTAATTATAATCTTCCATATATAAACTGTCCTCCAAGTGCATCATACTCACAATCATTTGACGGATTTGGTTATTCTGTATCAATTTATGGTGACAACGCAGTTGTTGGTTGTCCATATGAATCACAATATTATGAATACACATCATCACAACAACTAAGAAAACGTGGCGCTGTATATTTTTATTATAAATGTAATTTAAATAACAAATGGGTATTTGATAAAAAGTCATATGGTGATGATAATACATTTAAGGATAACAAGTTAGGATATAACGTTGATATATTTGACAACTATACAATTGTATCCGCACCAAAGTATGTTTTTCCATTTTCTTCAAGTTTTATAACAGGATCATTAAATAAAGTATTGACCAGAGAAGATTACGAAAGACCTTTTAATTTATTAGGTCAAGTTTTATTGTATGAAAACACTGAAAGTACTTGGAATGTAAGTAAAAATATATTCAGATACAAAACTTATGGAGTTCCATATACTGTATTTGGATTTGACGCAGCAATTTCAGACAAATCTATTGTAGTAGGATCACCATGTTTATTTGCAGATACTAACAGAACAGTAGAAACAAGTATACCTAATTATAAAAACATTCACGGATATTCTTACATATATAATTTAAATACAGATTTAAAGGATTATCATATTGGTAATGTATTCTATAGAAACGGATTGTTAGTAATGAAGACTAGTGGATCTATTTTTGACAACATGATGTTGAAACAAAATCCACTTACAGGTTCATACTATGATGTTGAATATCAATCCAACATTTCAATTTATGAAAATCAAACTATCTGTAGAATTGAAACAGGTGAATTTAATGTAAGTACAAATCCAACTGCAGTATATAGAAATAACTTTGACTATGATATTGACGGTGATAAATACTTTACTTTCAATGATTTGGATTTAATCCTGCGTTACATTTCATCTAAGAATTCAAATAATGAAAGATGGTGGGAAATAGTTGTAGATGGTTCTTATGAAGAAAACTTATTTGCTTATTACACTGGCTCATTAGGTCAAAATAATAATTATTATGTAAGTAAGTCAGTAGTAAACATGCCTGAATACACTAATTTAGTATCTATAGATGCAAAATTGGATGTAAACAATGATAAAATGGTCAATATTAATGACATGTTTATTCTATGGAAATATTTCATATCAGAATTGGATGAAAATTCTTTGAAACCATTTATTACAAACAAGTGTATGAGATCCAAATATCAAGACGTATCAAATTATTTGGATAACTCAACCGGAAAATATAATAGAAATTATATAAAACCAGAGTTTTTTGATTATGAATACAGTTCTTCAGTAGATACAACTGGTTCTTATTTGGCTCCTTATATTACTACTGTTGGTTTGTATAGTGGAACAGAATTGGTTGCAGTAGGTAAATTGGGAACACCAATTAAAAATAGTAAAGATTTCCCGATAAATATTTTAGTAAAATGGGATGTCTAATCATATTTATAATTAATAATATAACTATATGGCAACAATTGATAGACCTTCATTAGAAAAAAACTTGGAAACAAGATATCAAACACAACCTGTTGGTGGTGCTTATAATGCCAAAGACATTGTAAGACAAGGTGGCAACGTTGTATCTCTAGGAGGTAGTACATTTGAAACAAATTATACAGTTACAAAGGGATTTAAAACAAAAATGGCTACAGGAGTAACTGAATTGAAAGATGCTGCCGGTGCTAGTTCCAAACAACTTTCACTTTACATGCAAGGTTTCAATAATAAACCATACAAAAGATAATACATATACTATATATTGGTATATGGTTATATTAGGTTTAGATTCATCTACATCAGTTACTGGTTGGGCATTTAGTAAAGACGGCAAAGTCTTGGATGCTGGTTATATTGACACCAAAAAGCTTGAAACAACCAAAGAAAAAACGTTTTTTGTTATATCAGAATTGGAGAAAAATCCATTAATAAAAGACGTAACCACAATTAATTTAGAAGCTGCTTTAAGTGGATTTGCTGGTGGATTTACCAGTCAACAAGTTATTATTACATTAGCCCGTCATAACGCTGTTTTTGCTTATATTATTGAAGAACACTTCGAGGTAAAAGTAAATCTGTTATCTGTAAACACTATGCGTAAACAGTTATTTGGTAAGTGTAGAATTAAAGGCATCAAATCCAAAGACTTTGTTAAATCTGAGTTAGAATCTCTATGTCCAGATGTAGTTAAATTTACTGTTCTTAACAAAAAGGGTAATTGGGATGAAAGAAACGGTGATATGTATGATGGCATAGTATGTGCATTGTATAAAGATGAACCGCAACAAAATACTAGAGTTAGCAAAAAAAATAAAAGCCTTAGCTGAGAAAGGTAAGGATGGTGAAAAAAATGCGGCTAAAGAAAAGTTGGAGAAAATTTGTTTAAAATACAATATATCATCCAGTGAGTTAACACCTTCAATAGAAACAAAAGACTTTTATTTTATTGTACATGATTCTAATGAAAGAGATTTATTGATAAATGTTTCATGCATGATATTGGATGTGCCTGGTCTCAGATGGAAAGAAAAAAATGATTGTGTGAAGATGACAATCACACATGAAAACTATAAAGATATATACAATGCATTTGAATATTATAAAAAAATGTATAATGATTATAAAAGATACATTATGCAAGGTATAATAATGAGAAATGCAATAGGATATGTTCCAAAACCACAAAGTTATACTCAAGCAAATGTTCAACAAGATATAACTCCTCCACCAACTGAAGATGTTGAATCACAGCAAAAAGACACAGAAACTGAGGAAGATGATGAAGAATTTGAACATAATGACAAGAAAAATGAAGATGTTTCTGAAGATCCCATTGATCCAATAAAATTAATGAAAGTTGCCGTGTCACTGGATCAAAAACCTTGGAAAAAACCTTTAGATAAAAACTTGATAGAATAGAACTATTGAGGTATGATCAGTTTTAAATGTTGTTACAACAAGAACAAATTTTATCTACTTTGAATGGAGTGTTAAATCAGATCCCAAAGATCAGAAAGGGAACTGATGCGGTATATTATTGTCCAATTTGTAAACACTACAAAAGAAAGTTTGAAGTAAGTTTGGTAACTGGTAAATACAATTGTTGGGTGTGTGGATTTAGTGGTACTAGTTATAAAACACTATTAAAAAAACTCAATGCTCCCTCAAAATGTTATGTATCAATTGGTGAACTTAAGAAAGTTCAACAAACAAAAGATTTCTTAATTTCTTTTGATGAAGAACCTGAAAAGGTTGAACTACACTATTTACCAAAAGAATATAAACCAATGTATCAACCATCAACTGAATTGGAATATAGACATGCTTTGGTATATCTAAAGAACAGAGGAATTACAAAGTCAGATATTCTTAGATATAACATTGGATATTGTACAGAAGGACAATATAAAAACAGAATTGTAGTACCTTCTTATGATTGTAATGGCAATTTAAATTTCTTTACCGCAAGAAGTTTTTATGAAACCAAATCATTGAAATATGTAAGTTGTAACTATTCAAAAAACATCATTGGATTTGAAATGTTAATCAATTTTGATGAACCAGTCACATTGGTTGAAGGTCCATTTGATGCTATTGCAGTAAGAACAAATTGTATTCCATTATTTGGAAAAACAATGAGTAAAAAACTAAAGATGAAACTGTTGGAATATGATGTACCAATGGTAAATGTCTTGTTGGACAATGATGCGTTGGAAGATTCTATAAAAATATGTGAGTTTTTAACAAAACATGATATTCCAGTAAAATTAGTTCAATTAGACGGTAAAGATCCAAACGTAATTGGTTTTGAAAAAACTTGGCAAATGATAGATGCTACTGATACAGTAGACTTTGAGAGACTGTTTAAATTAAAGATAACAATATAATATGGCAACATATCTAAAATCAGATATACAAGAGTATAAGAATATTTTTCACATTGCAGATATTCACCTACGTCTTACAAAGAGACATGATGAATATCAACAGGTGTTTGAAAAGTTATACAAAGCAGTTGAAAAAACGCCAGCAGAAACAGTTGTTGCTGTATTGGGTGACCTCTTTCATTCAAAGAGTGATCTTTCACCTGAATGCGTTAAAATGGCATCTGATTTTCTTCAAAATCTTGCCAACAGAAGACCAACCGTATTGATTGCTGGTAATCATGATGCTACTCTAGCTAATAAAAATAGATTAGACAGTCTAAGTCCTATTGTTAACGCAATTAATCATCCTAACCTATTTTATTTAAAAGATTCTGGTCTTTATATCTTAGGAGATATTCTATTTAACCACTATAGTGTATTTGATGAACCAGAAAATTATATTAAGTTCAAGGATATTCCAAAAGTTTATTTAAATGAAACCAGATACAATGTTGCATTGTTCCATGGACCTGTAAATGATGCAATCACTGACGTTGGTTATAAGGTATCTAGTAGAACAATCACAAACAAATTGTTTGAAGGACATCAAATTGTTCTATTGGGTGATATTCATAAACATCAAGTACTAGAAAGAGATGAAACTACAATTGTTTATGCTGGTTCATTGATTCAACAAAACCATGGAGAAGAATTAAAGGGTCACGGATTTGTTTTTTGGGATCTAAAGACCAAAGCATTCAAACATTTTGAAGTGGTCAATGACTATGGATTTTATACAGTTGAAGTAAACAAAGGTAAATTGGTTACAGACTTTTCTGATATTCCTAAAAAGGCAAGACTTAGAATGAAGTGTATGGAAAGTGTTGCTACTGAAGTTAAGTCTGCACTTTCAAAGGTAAGAGAAGTGTGTGAAGTTACTGAAGTATCTTATGTTAGAGTAGATGCTGGTGACATTTCATCAAAAAATATCATTGATAACACTAATTTCAATTTAAATGATGTATCAGACGTTGATTATCAAAATAAATTAATCACAGATTATATTACATCAAAACATAATAATGTAACTAAAGATACACTTGAACAAATTTATAAAATAAACAAGGATTTAAATGCTACTTTAGAAAAAGAACATATTGTAAAAAATATCAGATGGAAGCCTAAGAAGTTTGAATTTGATAATATGTTTAGTTATGGTGAAGATAATGTAATTGATTTCACTAAGATGCATGATGTAGTTGGTTTGTTTGCTAACAATGCATCAGGTAAATCTAGTGTATTATCTGCACTATCATTTTGTATTTTTGATAAATGTGACCGTGCATTTAAAGCATCTCACATTCTTAACAGTCAAAAAATGAACTTCAAATGTAAGTTTAACTTTGAAGTTAACGGAACTGATTTCTTTATTGAAAGAAAAGGTCAAGCTGATAAGAAGGGTAATGTCAAAGTGGATGTTAAGTTCTGGAAAGAAGAGGGTGGTAAAGTAATTGAACTTAATGGTGAAGCACGTAGATCAACTAATGACATTATCAGAGATTATGTAGGTACTTATGATGACTTTATTTTGACTGTATTGAGTATTCAAAATAATAAAGTAGGTTCATTTGTTGATATGGGTCAAACAGAACGTAAAGATCTATTGGCACAATTCATGGGACTAACTATATTTGATAATTTGTATAATGATGCATCAGATAAGACCAAAGAAATCAATGTATTGTTGAAGAATTTTAAAAATAATGATTATACACAGAAGTTATTAGATTTGACTAATTCTATTGAGATTTCATCTAGTATGGTGGAGTCTGAAAATAAATTATTGGATGATCTAACACAACAACGTGAAGATGAAAACAATAGATTGTTAGAAGAAACCAAGAAATTGATCAATATCACAGGCAATTTTACTGATATTACATCATTAGAATCAAAGAAGATCATGTTAGAGAATAATATTTCTACACATTCTTCCAGTCTATTAACTTTTAAAAATCAAGACGTTCAACTTCAAAATTCTCTAAAAGAAAATAATGAAATCATTTCAAATTATGAAAATGATGACATTACTACCAAGTATGAAAAGTTTACTGAACTATCAAGTTCACTAAAACAAACAGAACAGTTGATTGAGAAGAAAAAGATTGTTGTTAAATCTAAACTGGATAAATTAAAAAAACTAGAGGAACATAAATATGATCCAAATTGTATTTACTGTACAACCAATGTATTCGTAAAAGATGCAATCAAGACCAGAGAAGAGTTAGAAGTTGATAAACATGAAGCTCAAACTCTTGTTACAGAATATACACAGTCTAAAAATAAAGTAAATGAACTGACATTTATTGGTGATCATTATAAAAAATATAATGAGGCTTATAGATTAAAAGCTGAATTGGAATCTAAGATTTCAAAGTTAAGCAATGATATTCTAAAAACAGAAAATAAGATTTCTACTGATCAAAACAGTTTGATTAATGTAGAATCACAGATTAAAGAATATTATGAACAAAAAGATGCAATTGAGTTTAATCAAACTATTAAACAAACAATTGAAAGTATCAAGCTTAATATAAAATCAATTGACGTTGATATTAAAAATAAAAATAATAGTATAATTAATCATACTACCAAGTTATCAAACTCAATTGAACAGAAGAAAACAATTGAGAAGAATATTGAAGACACTAAATTATTAGAAACTCAATATGAAGCATATCAATTGTACACTTCTGCAATTTCAAGAGACGGTATACCATATGATTTGATCAGTAAAGCTCTTCCTACAATTGAAAAGGAAGTTAATAACATATTAAATCAGATCGTTGAATTTACTGTAACTCTACAGACTGATGGTAAAAATGTAACTACACATATTAATTATGAAGATAAGAAGTGGCCATTAGAATTAGCTAGTGGATTGGAAAGATTTATCAGTTCACTGGCTATTAGAGTAGCACTAATTAATGTAAGTAACTTACCAAGACCTAATTTTATAGCTATTGATGAAGGATTTGGATGTGCTGATGCTGATAATCTATCATCTATGAGTACACTATTTGCCTTTTTGAAGACTAATTTTGACTTTGTTTGGATTATAAGTCACTTGGATGTTATGAGAGATATGGTTGACAACAGAATTGAAATTAAGAAAGAAAACGGATTTAGTAAAATAAGTTTTATATAAAATCTGATAAATATTAACATCTTGAATTTTTTAGCAATATTTATATTTAGTTTTTAAAACTCAAATTTTGAAAGGAAAAATATAACTATGCCAATTCAAGAAGGTGGAAGATTTACGCCGCAGGACACAATTGTAAGTCCTGGGGTATTTACAAGGGAATTAGATTTATCAGGTATTACGCAGGGAGTAGCTGATATTGGTGCAGCAATTGTTGCACCATTCCCAAAGGGCCCTGGCTTTGCTCCAACATTAGTAACCAATGTTTATGACTTGGAAACTAAGTTTGGTGTTGCAGATGGAGTATATTATGGTCCATATACTGCAAAAGAATACTTAAATGAAAAAGGATTTGTAACCGTAGTCAGAGTAGGTGCTTTGACTGGTTATAATCAAGATTATCCATTAGCAATTTATGCTCAAAAGGGTACTTGGAACAGAAATAATGACATTGGTTCACTTGCCAGTGGATCATCATTTTTAACACCATCTGGTTCATTAGTATCCGGATCTGCAAATTATCTAGCAGGTGTAATAGCTACGGGTAATTATACTACTGGATCTGGCGGTGGTGTTATTACTAGTGCTACATTCACTGGATCAATTCCTACCGCATCATTTGTATTTACATTTGCATCAAATGCCACATCAGCAACAACTGCAGCTGCATCAGTAAACGGATCAAATGGAAGTTTACTATATGCTGGCCAATCTGTAACAACTACATCAACTGCATATGCAACATTTACTAATTTGACTGGTTCTTGGACATATACTAGTACTCTAAATTCTACAACCAGTTATACTGCGGCTCAATTATTAGATTACGGTCTACAAAATACAACCGTAACATTCCCATTACCATTAGTGGTATCTTTATCAGGAACTTCTGTTCCATTTACTGGTGCAAGTTTGATCAGTGGTAGTATAGTATCTTATAAAGGCACATGTGATTCACCAGTATTAAGAGTACAAGGTATAATCTCAGGCGCATTTGGTCAATATAATGGTACCTTCAGTGTAACAGGTAGTGCTCCATATGTTGATAATTGTAACGTATGGCAATCTGGAAGTGCTGCTTCTGAAACAGTACTACTAGCAGTTTTATCAGATACTAGAAATGCTACTATTACCAATCTATCCTCACCAGGATTCTCTGGATCTGTACTTACCTCTGCAAGTGTACTAACTTCAAATAGTTCAAGTATTGAACAAGATTATTTCTTGACACTAAGTGGAAGTAACTTGGGTTCATATGGTGTATTTGAATTCTCATTGGATTCAACAAGTCCTAAGTATATTGAAAATGTATTTGGTACAGATCCAACAGCTGTAAGTACAGCAATTCAATTGAATCCTGCTTATCGTTATACTACATTTGCTGATACAATTAAGAGAATTGCAAATAACTCAACAAGTTACAGAGTAGGTATTGCAGCTGTTCCAGGATCAATGTTCTCTGGATCAAAAGCATTGAATTTCACTGATGCAAATTCATTTAACCCAGCAAATGGTGATAGTAACTTTGGTCTAACCAATGCTTATACACCATTTATTGTATCTCAAAAAGTTGCCGCAGTAAATGGTACTACATCAAGATATGAATTGTTCAAAGTTCATACACTATCTGATGGTACAAATACTAATAAGCAATACAAGATTGAAATTAGTGATGTTAAATTGTCTGGTACAGTATCAGGAACAGATTGGGGTACATTTACTCTATCTGTACGTGATTACAATGATACAACAAAACGTCCTAAGTATCTTGAAACATTTACAAACTTGTCACTAGATCCAGATTCTAGCAACTTCATTGCACGTAGAATTGGTGATAGATACAATTATATCAGCTACTCCGGTAAGATTATTGAATTTGGTACTTATGCCAATGTCAGTAAGAATATCAGAATTGAAATGACTACCAGTGATTATCCAATAACTGCTGTACCATACGGATTTAATCCATATGATGTACCAGTTGCAGGTGATCTTGATAATGTTGCTACCACAATGAAGTATAGTAGAGCTTCTCTATATGGTACACAACTTGGTAAGTATCCATCCGGTGTTGTATTTGATGCAATTCCAAGCACAGATGCTGAATTGGTTGCTCTATATCCAACTGCTTCAACTGGAGTAGAAACTTATAATGACAACATTCAATATTTTGCTCCAGTTCCAAGTGGTGCAACTAACGGTAACAACGTTGGATTTGCTTTAGATGATGTAATTGTTGGAAGTGGTACAGGTTCAATACTTGCCGCAAGTTTGAGTGGTAGCATTCCAAGTACACCAAGTGCTTCTGAATCAACTTATGTTAAACTACGTAAGTTTGTTCTTGGATTCCAAGGTGGATTTGATGGTCAATCACCAACAATTCCAATTAATGTAGGAAGTTCAATTACTCCAGGTAACACTCAAGGTCTAGATTGTACAACAATTTCTAGTGCAGGTTCAGTAGCATACAAACAATGTATTGGTGCTCTTGGAAATGCAGATGAATTTGACATCAACTTGATTGCTCTACCAGGTATTTTCAATCAACATCATTCATACGTAACAACACTAACAATTGATATGTGTGAAGCCCGTGGTGATTGTTTCTACATCATGGATAACGTAACATTCCCATCAAGCAATCAAAGTGTAGGATTGATTGATGCCGCTGTAAGTAACGTAGCTACAATTGACAGTAACTATGTAGGTACTTATTATCCTTGGGTTAAGATCCTAGATACTAACACAAACAAGATTGTAAGTGTACCACCTTCAGTAGTACTACCAGCAGTTTACGCTGCTAATGATAAAGCAAGTGCAGAATGGTTTGCTCCAGCCGGTCTAAACCGTGGTGGTATTCCACAAGCTGTACAAACTCTTGATAGATTGACTCACGCAGAACGTGATACACTCTATGAAGGTCGTGTAAATCCAATTGCAGCATTCCCTGGTCAAGGTATTTGTGTATGGGGTCAAAAGACTCTACAAGTTGAATCAAGTGCTCTAGATAGAATCAACGTCCGTAGATTGTTGATCAACTTGAAGAAGTACATTGCTTCAACCAGTAAGTACCTTGTATTTGAACAAAACGTAGCTGCTACACGTAACCGTTTCTTGAGTATTGTTAACCCATACCTAGAAAACGTACAACAACGTAGTGGTTTGTTTGCCTTCCAAGTTAAGATGGATGATACAAACAATACACCAGACATTGTTGATAGAAACATCCTATACGGTCAAATCTATCTACAACCAACCAAGACTGCTGAATTCATAGTACTTGATTTCAACCTCTTGCCAACTGGTGCTACATTCCCTAATGCCTAATTGGTAAATAATTAAACAGAACCCCACTTAGAAATAAGTGGGGTTTTTTCTTTATAAATCTATTTATATTGTACGATGATTAAGCTGACAGATTTATTATTACAAGAAGCTAAAATTCCAGTTAGTGAACAAGAAATGGATTTATATGCTAAAAAGTATAAAAAGACCATTGATTATTTACGTACCAAGAACAAAGTACTATTGCTTACAACCAGTAATAGATGGAGTGGACATAAAGATGATATTGCTAAAAGTACACAAATTGCATTTAAAATACAAGAATTACTTGGTAAAGAAAAAGTAACTTTGATTGATACAACCAAGTTAAATATATTTCCGTGTGAAGGTAATGTGTCATCTAAATGGGGAAATCATTGTGGAACAAAAGATGCTTCATTAAAAGATAAAGATAAAAACCCTACAGGTGATCATCGTTGTTGGGCTAGTATAAATAATAAAAGTGATGAATTATGGAAAATAAGTAAAGAATTATTTGAAAGTGATACCGTTTTGTTTTTTGCTAGTGTGAGATGGGGTCAAACCAACGGTTTTTATCAGAAATTAATTGAGAGATTGACTTGGATTGAGAACAGACATTCTACTTTGGGTGAAAAAAATATAGTAAAAAACATTGACGCAGGTTTTATTGCAGTTGGACAAAATTGGAACGGAACAACTGTTACAAAAACACAAAAAGATGTACTTCAATTCTTTGGATTCAAAACTCCAGATGAATTATTCTGGAATTGGCAATTCACTGATAACCCTCTTGATGAAACATCTAGATCTTATAAAAAAGCAATCACTGTATTTGATAACACTTTTGAAATATGAATAAATTAACTCAATTTTTAGTAGACAGTTTATTAAATGATCCAAAACCAACATTAAATGAAGGTGGTGCTTATGGACATTTGGCACATCCATATGAAGATATGGAATTAACATTCCAAGATTTAAGAAACATGGTAGACCAAGCATTACTTGGTGATTTAAAAGCATTTGAAAAAACAGACGGTCAACAACTTTCTTTTACATGGAAAGATGGACAATTGAGACTTGCAAGAAACAAAGGACATTTAAAAAATCAAGGTCAAAATGCATTAACTAAAGATGGTATTAAAGTAATGTTTTCTGATAAACCACAAAACATTCAAGATGCGTTTAGTTTTGCTGTGGATGATTTATCTAATGCTTTATCAAAAGTTCCGAGAGAAGAATTAAATCAAATGTTTGGTAATGGTAAAAAGTTTGCAAGTGTTGAAGTAATTTATCCAGCTACAAAGAATGTAATTCCATACAACTTAAGTATGTTGGTATTCCACGGAATTATTGAATATAATGATTTAGGTGAACCAATTGCGGGTGGTGATGCTGAATCTGGAATTATACTTGGCAATTTAATTAAAAGTGTAAATGCTGATGTACAAAATACATTTACTATCAGAGGACCAAACAAATTATTGTTATCTAAGGTAAAGAATTTACCACAAAAAAGAAAACAATTTATGACAATGATTGATCAACTACAAGGATCATTCAGTGATCAAACAAAAATTATTGAGTACCATAAAAATTGGTGGAATAATTTTATCAGAGAAAAAGCAGATTCATTTGGATATTCAATTTCACCTGAAGTATTGAATTTATTAGTCAAAAGATGGGCTGAATTTGATAAAAGTGTTAGCATAAAAAACATTTTAAAACAAATTGATAATGAAGAATTTAAGAATTTTGTTAGCGTTTTTGATAAAGAAAATCATGAACTACAATACAAAAACAACATTAGACCATTTGAAGAACTATTTTTAAAATTAGGAGTTGAAGTATTGAAAAATGCTGCTGGTTATATGGCTTCTTCACCAGATGAAGCTGCAAAACAAATAGCAAATGATGTATTAATACAAGCAAAAACAATTAAGTCAAAAGGTGCAACTGAAGATCAATTAAACAAATTAAAGAATGAGTTACAAAGATTAAAAGTTGTTGGTGGATTGAAAAAAATTGTAGGTTCAGAAGGATTAACATTCTTTTATAATGATAAAATATACAAATTAACTGGTCTTTTTGCTCCTGTTAATCAAATTTTAGGATTATTAAAATATCAAAGATAAATTTAGTTATATATAATATAAAGGTTATTCAATCATATGAAAAAAGCATCAGGTAAAAGCAATATATCCATTGTAAGAGACTATTTTGACGGAAACAGACCATTTGTTCAAGTTGGATATGATCCAAATTTAGATAATGGTAAAAGAAAAGAAGGTGAAATCTGGGAAGATAGTCAAGGAAATAAATGGATGTGGAAAAATGGTAGCAAAAGAAAAGTACCTAAACTTGCTCAAATTAAAATTGAACAAAGATGTAATATTTGTAATGCAGATACTAAATGGGGAAACTATTTGGATCAAAAAGTGTATCCAAAAACAGGTAGATGTTATGACTGCAATATTGCTTTTGACAGTAAACTAAAAATACTTGGTGTATTTGAAGATTATGAGAAGCATAAAATTTATAAAAGTATGCTTTCTGAAATGAATGATTTCAAACAACAAATGGCAGAAAGCCTTACTTATCTTGAATCAGACAGTTCATTACCTAAATTACAATATTTCAATGAAGATGGGTCACAAGAATTTTGGACAGATGATACTGATATGAAGAGTAAAGTATTAACTGATCTTAAAAAGGATTTGTTAAGCCTTAACCAAAAAATTGATGAATTGAATAAAAAAATAAGTGAATTGAATTATGATTCATCAATTGAAGAAAAAGCAAAACAAATGACTTTGGAGAAACTTAATAGTCAAGATAAATGAGTGTACAGAAAACATTAAAAGATGTAATCAAAGATGAATACAAGAGATGTCTTGTAGAACCTATGTATTTCATGAAGAAATACGTAAAGATTCAACATCAAACAAGAGGTATTATTCCATTTGAATTGTATCCATTCCAAGAAGAAACATTACAAGACTTTATTGATCATGATAGAAATATTGTACTAAAGTCCCGTCAAATGGGTATTTCTACACTTGTTAGTGCGTATGCTTTATGGACAATGATATTTAATCCAGGCAAAAACGTATTGATTTTATCTACTGTACAAAATACTTCAAAAGAAATTGTATCAAAAATAAGACTTGCAAATAACAATCTTCCCAGTTGGTTAAAAGTACCAACAGTTGAAGATAATAGACTATCATTGAAGTTTAAAAATGAATCAAGAGTTCTTGCAGCATCTTCAGCCGCTGATAGCGCACGTGGTTTCAGTGCTTATTTGCTTGTAATGGATGAATGTGCATTCATTGAAAACGCAGAAGAAGTTTGGACATCTGCTCAACAAACAATGGCTACTGGTGGTAGAGCTATTTTATTAAGTACACCAAACGGTGTAGGTAATTTCTTCCATCAAATGTGGGTTGACGCAGAATCAAAGAAGAACACATTTAAAACAATTAGATTAAAGTGGGATAGACATCCAGAAAGAGATCAATCATGGAGAGATAGACAAACTGCAGAATTGGGTATCAAACGTGCTGCACAAGAATGTGATACTGAATTTTTGTCTTCTGGTAATACCGTTGTTGATACTGCAATTATTGAAAATTATAGACACAATAAATGTAAAAGTCCAGTAGAAATGCGTGGAGGAGATCATGGATATTGGATATGGGATTATCCTGATTATAGTAGAGATTATATAGTTGCTGCGGACGTTGCAAGAGGTGATGGTGCGGATTATAGTGCGTTTCATGTTATTGATGTTGAAACAATGACTCAAGTTGCAGAATATAAAGGTCAAATAGGCACCAAAGATTATGGTAATATGTTGGTGAGTGTAGCTACAGAGTATAACAATGCTTTATTGATAGTAGAAAATGCAAATATTGGATGGGCAGTATTACAACAAATAATAGACAGACAATATCCAAATACATTCTATAGTAGTGCAGATCTACAATATGTAGATGTAGAAAAACAATTGACAAATAAGATCAATAGAGATGAAAAAAAGATGATTCCTGGATTTACCAATAGTCAAAAAACAAGACCCCTATTGATTTCAAAATTGGAAAGTTATTTCAGAGAAAATTTAGTAGAAGTACGTTCAATCAGATTAATTGATGAATTGTCAGTGTTTATTTGGGATTCAAATAAAGCAACTGCAATGAGAGGATATAATGATGATTTAGTTATGTCATTAAGTATTGGATTGTGGGTAAGAGATACAGCATTAAGACTAAGACAACAAACTATGGATTTAAACAGATCAATGTTAGGCGGAATATCAAGAGCTGGTGGTAGTCAGAATGTATATAAACCACAATCATTAAAGAGTCAAGAAGCTTGGCAAATGAATGTTGGATTAACAAATGATAAAAAAGAAAATCTAACTTGGTTACTCTAATATACTTATATATATAACTTATGGCAAATGAAGAATTTCAAATATTAAAACAAAGATCTCTTTTCTCCAAGTTAAGAAGACTGTTTTCCACTGATACAATTGTACGTAATGTAGGTGGTAAGAAATTGAAGGTAGTTGATACAGATCAAGCAATGTATGCAACTGACCGTAATACACTTAGAGATCGTTTTAATAGAATTAGAACTAGTGCATATAATCAATACAGCAGAGATTTCACATTAAGTTATCAAGCTGCACGTATTGAGTTATTTCGTGATTATGATACAATGGATATGGACCCTATCATTTCATCTGCACTAGACATTTATGCAGATGAATGTGTTACTAAGAATGAATTGGGTGATATTTTAACAGTCCATTCAGAAGATCAAAACATCAAAGAAATTTTAAATAATTTGTTTTATGACATATTAAATATTGAGTTTAATATGTGGAGTTGGACTAGAAACTTAGTTAAATATGGTGATTTTTATTTGAAGTTATACATTAGTCCTGAATATGGTGTATACTTTGTTGAACCAATGAGTTCATACAATGTTACCCGGGTTGAAAATAGTGATTTAAATAACAAGAATTATACAAAGTTTCAAGTTAATTTGCCTGAAGGCGGTAAGATTGAAGAACTTGAAAATTATCAAATTGCACACTTTAGATTATTGAGTGACAGTAATTTCTTGCCATACGGTAAGAGTATTATTGAAGGTGGTAGAAGAGTATGGAAACAATTATCATTGATGGAAGACGCAATGTTAATCCACCGTGTAATGCGTGCTCCAGAAAAGAGAGTGTTTAAAGTTGACGTTGGTAATATTCCACCACAAGAAGTGGATCAATATATGCAAAAGTTGATGGACAAGATGAAAAAGGTTCCATATATTGATGAAAAAACAGGTGATTATAATTTACGTTTTAATTTACAAAACATGGTAGAAGACTTTTATCTACCAGTACGTGGCAGTGATAGTGGTACTAGCATTGAACCATTAAGTGGCATGGAATTTACTGGTATTGATGATATTCAATATCTTCGTAACAAGATGTTAGCTGCATTAAAGATTCCTAAAGCATTTTTGGGTTATGAAGAAGATTTGAGTGGTAA